AAGACCAAGGCTGAGCAGTATGTCCGAAGCATCATGAACAAATACCGCAATAAGCTGGTATATGACGCGTCGACTGGTGCCATTCGTGATGATAAGCGACACATGAGCATGCTGGAGGACTTCTGGTTGCCTCGCCGTGAAGGTGGCAAGGGCACCGAAATCTCCACTCTGGATGGTGGTCAAAACTTGGGAGAAATGACGGATGTCGAATACTTCCAAGGTAAGCTATATCAAGCACTAAACATCCCAAGAACAAGACTTGACATAAGCGACGACTTCAACCTCGGAAGAGCATCTGAAATCACCAGAGATGAAGTCAAGTTCATGAAGTATATTGATCGTCTCAGAAACAAGTTTAACGATTTGTTTCTGGAAATCTTGAAGACTCAGTGCCTATTGAAAGGGATTCTGACGGAAGACGACTGGGCAGAAATCGTTCACGACGTCAAGTTTGACTACTGCAAGGACAATCACTTCTCCGAATTGAAGGAGTATGAGATCCTTTCGGAGAGAATGAACATCCTGAGAGAAGTCGACGGATATGTGGGCAAGTACTTCTCTGTTGAATACATCAGAAAGAGCATTCTAAGGCAAACTGAAGAAGAGATTGAAGAAATGGACGAGCAAATCGCTCAGGAAAGAGAAATGGGCATCATTACCGACGATGACATGGGAGGGTACTGATGAAAGGTGCAAAGACTTTCATTAAAGAATCACTGATGGTCAAGGGCGATCTTTCAAAGCGTCTTAGCGAGATCTTGCAGGATAAGGCTGCCAAGATGATCAACGAGCAGTACCTTCTGGAGGAAGAAGAACCAGACAAGATCGAGACTCAGGGCACGGAGGCTGACCCTGTTCTGGATCCGTCCATGGACAGAGAGTTCTATCTCAAATCTTTTGAGGAAGGCGACGACGTTGTCACCATCAAGACGATAGGAGTAGGGAAAAATAAACCTGTCTCGGTGTATATTAATGACATCAGATGGGAAATGTTCCCTGGACCTATCAACGCAGAGAAGGAAGTGAAAGCATTCATTAAGAGCGATGCTTTCGAAGGATGGAGACAAAAGGCAATCGTCAGCAGCGAAGATGATGAGATCAAGTCTAAAGAGGTGGAATCCAAAAGAGAAGAAGAGAAGCCACCTTCGGAAGACGAAGAGAAATAAATAGAAAGACCCCAATGGAAAGGAACCATATGGACATTCAGCAGAGACAATACCTCCAAAGATCAGGCGTCGGTCAAAAGTTTACCAATGCAATCACCGACGAAAACCTCATCGAAGCGAAATCAACCGCTAGAAGAGGTCTGAACCAGAGAGCCGCCGAGATCATCTCGGAAGGTGCCAGAGGTGCCATCAGCAGATCTGCTCTAAGAGAAAGAAACCGTAGATCCACTGGAAGATTTGGTGGAAGCAGACGTTCATCCAGAATGAGTGAGGGTCCAAGGAGCCCATGGAGACACCAGCTATTCGGTAACGGTCCTGCCACAAGACCAGGAATGCCAGGTAGTTCTGGATACGGGAGAATGGCTGGTGGCGGTCCACAAGTCAGACCATTCCCAAACATTCGCTCTTTCCCAAACAAGCCCCAGGGAGGCCTAGGTCTACCAAATGGTATGAACCCACCACCCATTGGTGGCGGATTTGGTAGTAGACCGTCACTCAGACCAAGCTACCGACCTAAGCCACGTGTGATTGTGGACGGAGAAGATGATATGGTCGGTGACGGTGGTTACAATTTCAGAGGCAACATGAGAGAAAGACGTGGTGGTGGCAGTGGCAATTTCGGAAGACCATTCCCGACACCTTCAACCCAAAGCTGGAAACCAACTTTGGGCGGTCCATTCCGTCCGCCAGTTCCAGTAAACCCATATAGTGCACCAAGACCCAACGGACCACGAACTGGTGGATATAACTACCCAGGTCATGGCATGCCAAGCCGCTGAATAACAGGAGAGTCAGCAAATGAACATTCAAACTTTAATGTACCTACAAAGAGCCAATATCTCCGCTTACCTAAGAGAGGAAAGCGAAGAGCAAAAGGCTTATAGCGATCTTTTTGACAGCATCCTTGCGAAGCACGGTGCTGATTCTCCTAACGATCTGCCAGACGACAAGAAGGACGACTTCTTCAATGAGGTGGAGAGAGAGTGGGCCAAGCATCCGAAGAACAAGAAGGATGATGGTGAAAACACCAACGAAGAATGGGACAAGGAAGACGATGAGGAAAAAGATAAGAAGATGAAAGAGGGATGGGGCAAGAAAAAGAAGATGAAGGAGGAGATGGACGACGAAGAAGAGGAAGAGGAAGAGGACGAAGAAGATGACGAAGAAGAGAAAAAGCCTTTCGGTGAAGGTTGGGCTAGAAGTCTTGCACAGACCAGAAGGCAGATGAATGAGGCCAGAATGGTCCCCAACAACACCGAAACTCCACTGTCATACACCGCATCCGCATCGGGTACCCGCATCCCAATGGCGCAAACTGTTGGAAACAACGATATTCAGCCTGGTGGACTAGGTGGTGAAGAAGGGTTGCCCCCAGACTGGGTGGAAAGAACACTTAGATTTTTCAGCCCAGATGTGATTGATTATATCCGAGATCGGATTAGGGATATGAATCCTAGCGACGCATTCGACTGGTGGTGGAAACACTTCGGTCACTATGGTGGTCCGATGAATGAGGCAAGAAGAATGGGTCCTCCAGGCATGCTGCCACTGATGCCAGACACTGGCGGTCCGACCCCACCAGAGACTCCTGGAAGCGGTCAGCCTGGTCCGATCAACCCAACTGGTGCTCCTTGGGGACCGCAGCAATGGGGACCCGACCACCCAGGTAATCCAGCAAACTGGCCTGATGGACACTTTGGAGGTCCAGGCAAGAGATGGTTCATCCCAATCGGTGGTCCAGACGTAGTCTGGCCTGACAACTGGGGTGAGGAGGATCAGCCACCGTATCCACCCAGTTACATCCCAGTCCACCCAGAGTATGGATATCCACTTCCAGGCGCATGGGAATGGAACGGAGACACATGGGTTTGGAACGAAGATGGTCAGGGATCACCCAACGAACCAATGGACCAAGATCCAAACGACGGTTGGTGGCCTCAGTGGGGTCCAAGACCAGAAGACAGAACACCACCAATCGATCAGTATTATGGACCAATTCCAGGTGGATACAACCCATTCGGTCCTTGATAGGAAACCAAAATGCTTCTCATTACAGAAACAAATCTCGACAGTGTGAAAATGATCAAGGAGGCAAATGCAGATGGTTCTCCAGAGTTCTTCATTGAAGGCATTTTCATGCAGGCAGATAAAGAGAACAAGAATGGAAGGATTTATCCTTCCAAGGTTCTCATGAAAGAGGCACAGAGATATAATGATGAATTCGTGAAGCAAAACAGGGCACTTGGCGAGCTGGGTCACCCAGACGGTCCGACCGTCAACCTAGATAAGGTCTCCCACATCGTCAAGAGTCTCTGGAATGAAGGCTCTGATGTTTATGGGAAGGCGAAACTGCTGGACACCCCAATGGGAAAAATCGCCAAAGGTTTGATCTCAGAAGGTGTGCAAGTTGGGGTCTCTACCAGAGGTATCGGATCTATCAAGCAGGGCAAGGGCAATATTAATGAAGTGCAAGATGACTTCTGCCTTTCTGCGGTTGATATCGTAGCAGATCCTTCCGCTCCAGATGCTTTTGTAAACGGCATTATGGAAGGGAAGGAATGGGTTTGGGACAACGGTTTGATTAAATGCGTTGATGTTGAAAAGGCGAAAAGAGCAATCAACAAAGCACCAAATAGGACCATCAGGGAAGGTATCATCCTTTCCGCATTCAGAAGCCTTTTGGAAGGCTGACTCAAATATAAATACCGTATCCGACCAAAAGGAGATACAAATGCCAAGGATTTACGAGAACCTCATGAACGCACTCGCCGCCGCAAAAGACGCAGGTGAAGAGGAGTTCGAGTACGACGGAGAAATGTACAAGGTTTCCGACTTCGAAGATGAAGAAGGCGAAGATGAAACCATGGACGAGGCAAACTGGGAAGAGAATCCAGACGTCGCCAGAGCAAACAAAGATGATGGCACAAAGGCAGCTGGGAATGCCACCAAGAAGGCTCCCAGAGGTGCCAAGGGTTCTGCCAAGGATAATGGTGTTCAGGAAGGCAGAAGACGTTACGTCAACGCTGATTCGGTGGTCATCGACGTTAAGAACGATGTGAAGAACACCATCAAGGAAGACGTCGATGCCCTGTTCAACGGTGAGAAGCTCACCAACAAGTTCAAGAACAAGGCTGAAACCATCTTCGAGAGTGCTGTGTCTCGTAGAGTAGAAGAGATCGCAAAGGTACTCGAAGAAGAGGCCAACAGCAAGATCTCCAACCTCGTGGAAGAAAGAGTCGAAGAGGTAACTTCCCAGATCGACGACTACCTTACTTACGTCGCCGAAGAGTGGAAGAAGGAAAACCAGATCGCAATCGATCGTGGCATCCGCACTGACATCGCAGAGAGCTTCATGTCGGGACTCAAGACTCTCTTCGAAGCACACCACATCGATATGCCAGACCATAAGGTCGATGTTCTTGCCGAGCAGCAGAAGCAAATTGCTGAACTACAGGCTCAGTTGAACGAGGCATACAAGGCACAATCAATGGTTGCCACCAGAGCAAGACAGATCAACGAGGCAGCACAGGCAAAGACCATGGCGGCGGAGACTCTCAATTATTGTGAGAGCACAATCAGAAATCTCTCAACTGGACTTGCCGATACTCAGGTCGAGAAGTTGAGGGAGCTTGCCGAGGGCATCGATTTCGAACACCCAGGCGAGTTTGCCACCAAGCTAAAGACCCTCAAGGAGTCTTACTTCGGTGGTAAGAAGAGATCAAGAAGAGTTCTTGAAGAAGAGGATACTCATCTTTCAGGTGATGACACAAACTATATGACACCAAGTGTCGCCCACTACGCTAACTTCATTTCAAAGAGATCAGCAGATAGCTGATAAAAAACCCAAAGGAGGCCACGAGATGGCAAACAACGAGTTCTCAGATCCAACTAACCTCACTGAGGCTATTAAGAAGAAGTGGAGACCAATCCTTGAGCACAAGGATTGCGAACCAATCGCCGACCCATACAAGAGAAACGTCACCGCGATTCTCCTAGAGAACCAGGAGCAGGCAATGCTTGCTGAGGACGCACCAATCAACAACATTGGTGGTTCCGCTCTCGGTTCAGACGGTGGACAGGCAGTCAAGACTTGGGACCCAGTTCTCATCAGTCTCGTCCGTCGCTCGATGCCAAACCTCATCGCTTACGACGTCTGCGGTGTTCAGCCCATGACTGGTCCTACTGGACTTATCTTCGCCATGAAGGCTAAGTTCACCAACCAGAGTGGTACTGAGGCATGGCCTTTCAACATCGACGACAACTTCTCGGGTGCAACTGCTGCATTCTCCGACAAGGAGACTGACTTCCTCGACATTGACACCGCAGTTTCAGGTGATCAGCGTCCAGGTGTCGTTCCCACCAACAACTACGGTGAGACTGCCCACCCATTCAGCACTGCACAGGGTGAGGCACTCGGTGACAGCGGAAACAACCCATTCGCTCAGATGGCATTTGAAATCGCCCGTACATCGGTCGTTGCCAAGACTCGTGCTCTCAAGGCAGAGTACACCACTGAGCTTGCTCAGGACCTCAAGGCAATTCACGGTCTCGACGCCGAAACCGAGCTTGCCAACATCCTGAGTGGTCAGATCCTTGCTGAGATCAACCGCGAGGTCCTCACATCGATCTACAAGACCGCCAAGCTTGGTGCTCAGCAGAGCGATCTCAAGTACAAGGGTTCAGGCAACACCTTCGGTGTCGAAGGTGGTCTGGGTGGTGTTTATGACCTGGTAGCCGATGCAGACGGTCGCTGGAGTGCTGAGAAGTTCAGAGGACTTCTCTTCCAGATCGAGCGTGAGTGCAACCAGATCGCCAAGGACACCCGTCGTGGTAAGGGCAACATGGTCATCTGCTCGTCAGATGTCGCTTCAGCCCTCGCCATGGGTGGATGGCTTCAGCTCAGCGGTGGTGATGCTGGCAACCTGAACGTCGATGACACTGGCAAC